CACTCAAACTCTTTGACAAGATAATTAACCTCACGTGCAGCAGACTTACGGTACATAGCAAACTCAGAGTCAGCAATAGAAGTATCCGTATGAGAATAGTGCTCCTCACATACTTTAAGAAAATCAGAATTGCTTACTACTAAGTCTTCGACTTTCATACCAGGAATCTCGATGACTGTATTCTCATCGTAATGATTAGTGCTAGCACGATTCTCCAGAGCATCAGAGAAATGCTCAGCAGTAGTCACAGAGTCGTGCCAACCGCTACCACCAACCGAAGAATCGCTTTCTTCATTTACATCTTCCCCATCGTCTCCAGAATCGTCTGTATCACCCTCATCTGCTTGCTGCTCTATAGGACTGGAAGAACCACTGTTAGACCCTTCCTGAGTGCCATTCAAAGGTATCTCCACGCTCTGCTCATCATTACTATGGAGTGCTGCCATCAAACGTGCTGCTTCAACAGCTTCATCAAACGTTTCTGCCTGATCTACCAAAGAAACAATGTGCTGCTCCTCAACAGAAAATTTGATGTCGATGAAGTGACCGATCTTGAAGTGAAGATTGACACGATCAGCAAGAGACATTGCGTTGACATCTTCATTGTCAATGCCAAAGAAATCCATCGCTTGGAGCTGACGGTAACCTTCAAAGAAATCTTTACGGAGACCCAAGTACTTACGCTTCATTAGTTTCTCAACACGAGCATCCTCAGTCACGTTGACATAATCCTTAGGAGCTCCACAGTCAGTCATATCACGATCAGGAGTAAACAGAGCGTGACCAACTTCGTGACCCACTAGAAGATCATAGACGCGAGACGAGAGACCTTTCCAAATAGGAAGAGTCAGCATACGACTGTGCACATCAAAGGAAGCAGTCTTAACTGCCTTGTGTTGAACCAGCAAATTTTCTGTAGCAAGCAGTTTAGCAAGGTTGCCTTTGATCTCTTGGTTCATTGCTCTCCTGTGTATGCAGACATTATAAAACCCCTGTCCCGTATTAGGAGATCAGGGGTGCCAGTTGTGAAAGTGTCAGTGCCTCAGTTTCAGCAGTGACTGGTGGTTTCCATTCCAGGTTTCCAGATACAGAAACTCGCGGTTCGTCTTCTGTGTGCTCTATGACAGAATGAACAATGGCAGAAGGAAAAATTATGATATCACCAGCTGCAAAACTAAAGTTAATAGATTCGTAGAAGTGTCCTTCCTTATGTTCAAACTCTCTTAGAATTCTAAACTGATCAAAGACGTTTGGATTTTGTAGTTTCAATCCTGTGGAATCTGTCAGATACCAAACAAACGACAGATCAGCTCCAGGATGGCAGTGAGGAACGTTCTCATCTCCTTTACGATTAATGTTTACCCAAGCAGACTGTAATTTAAATGCAGAAACTGCATTTGCCAAATAAGTTTTTAGAGGATTCAAATAAGGATCGTTACGACAGTCTTTAGATTGCCACCCACCCCTATTAGATTTTTTTCTTCCTGAAGAAAGATCGGATTGAGTCAACCAGTAAGGCAGTGAACCATCAGGGATATCAATATGCCCTTTAAAAATAGGAGTGGCAAATATAGGAAAGTAGTCAAGCATATTATTCTTCTTCGTTCATATGTTGAAGAAGAGATTCAATCTCTTGGATATGCTCAACATTAAAGATCATCTCTCCAATGCTTTTAATGATGAAAGGACTCTCTGCTCTAGCAGCAAATGCCAACGCTTCACGTAAATGCTTTTGAGCTTCTTTGAGAGAATCTTGTACTTGTTCGGAAACCATTTTAAACTACTGCGATACTATGGGGTGATTCTTGAACTTCTAACTTAGAGAAGTTTTGAGGTTTTGTAAATTGCAGAACCCTATCGAATTTATCGGTAAGGTTATCTCTATGAGAAATGACAAAGACGTTTGCGTTTTCGTTGAACGACCTTAGGATAAAGGATAACTCATCAGACCCAACTGTGTCAAGAGACCCGTCAAAGATCTCGTCAAGAATCAATAGATTAGTATCCACAGAATTCTTGAGCTTAGCAACAGAACGCCAAGTAAGCAGAAGACTGATGTCAATACGAGCTTTCTCTCCTTCCGAGAAATTTTCATAACTAAATTCGTCGATGTAACGTGACTTCAGGACTTCTTTAAATTCTTCATCTAAAGTAAAATTGCAGAAGAATTGCAACTGATTCAAATACTTATTGATCAGCTTGTTCATTACGGGAAGATACTTCTTGATGATCCTCGTTTTGATCCCTGAATCTTTTAGCAGCAGACCTGCTGTTGAATGCAGGTCCATCTGTTTCTTCGATTCTATAAGATCGCCAGTGACTTGTTTGAGAGATTCATTCATCTGTAAAAGTTTCTTAGCTTCTTCTTTGACAGAAGACTCATCAGATACCAGACCTTTGATCTCTCTTTGAAGTCCTTTACGCTGACCATCAAGAGTAGATATCACCCCCTGTTGTTTGTACGTGATCTGAGTGCAGTCCCTGATAGCATTTGTATACTCCGTTAGTTGTTCTAATGGTGAAATAATTTCAGTAAGGCGTTGATCGATGTCAGCAAACGCGACTTCGATTTCTCCGATCTTACCGTCAAGTTGTTCAATCTGTTCAAATTTAAAATCCTCACTGATTGGTTGCTTGCAGGTAGGGCAGTGTTCAGTATCGAGATAGAATCTCTTATCACCTGAAAGCTTACTTACCCTTCGCTGTAACTTCATTGATAACGATTCGAGATCTGCTCTACGCTTCTGGGGGTTGTTGAGAGAATCAATCTGTTGAGTGATCTCCTCAATCATTTTAGTAGCGTCAGTAATCTTTTCTTTACAAGAGTCTTGACTCTTGATAATGTCACGAAGTTGATCTTTCTTCTGTTCGATATCTTTAGTCTTCTTTTCCTCCAGTTGTTGGATAAAACCTTTTTGAAGTTCAATCTTCTCTTTAACACTTTGTGCGTTTAAATTGTGCGTTTGCACAGCGTCTCTGATTTGCTTGAGGCGAACCTTGAGAACTTCATTCATTGAGGAGAATACATTAATATCTAGGAGATCTTCAATGATCTCTCTACGAGCTGGCAGAGGCAAACGCATAAAAGGTACGAATGTACTGCTACCCAGAACCACAATCTGTGTGAAAGATTTGTAGTTTAGCTTAAGAACGTTCTGCTCTAGATTCTTTTGCTGATCTACAGCATTGCTGTTTTGATCAAGCATCCGACCATCCACATAGATTTCAAATATGTTTGGTTTGATGCCACGAATTATTTTATATTCTTTACGTCCAATACTAAATTCAATCTCAACTAGAGTGCCTTTCTCATTGACACTGTTGACTAGTTGAGGTTTGTTAACTTTACGAAATGGTTTACCAAATAGTCCAAAGGTAAACGCATCTAAGATAGTTGATTTGCCAGCACCATTAGTGCCAATAATTAAGTTTGTTGCAGCTCCAGTAATCTGCACTTCGGTAAACGTATCACCCGTGCTTAGGAGGTTCTTCCATCGAATCTTCTGGAACAGGATCATCTTTATCGAGTGGGGGAATAACGAGAACGTCTGGAGTAATAATACTATATTTGCAGTTAACCTTTTCGCAAGTGGAAATCACTTCCTTGTCTGCGACCTTGGTAACTACGATTGGTGGGAAGTCTTCTGCTTCCAATAATCCAGCATACCGCATTGCATCATCTTTGTCAACAAACAAATAGAGGACGTTTTCACCGTGCTCATCGTGCACAGCGTAAGCGCCCTCTCCTTGGTGACCGTCTAAAGTGATGATAAACACTATGCTACTTCACAACTTTCAATATATAGTGATTTCATTAAATTCTTAAGTGCGGTTTTGTCTACATCGACAGTCACTTCATCTAAGTATTCGTCAAGCAATGTCAGAGTATCTTTGACATCTAAAGCATCAGCTTCAGGGTCATCAAACACTCCGACTTTTTCCACAACCTTAACATCGTGAGCACCTGCATCATACAAAGTATTAAGCATTAGCTCAAAGTCTGAGTAGTTAGTTTTTTGCTCGACAATAACTTTTACGTATTTGCTGGCATAGTCATTGGGATCGAGTTGAGCAGGACAATCTGCAGAATCATTCCAATAAATTTTAGCAAACATTTCGTACGGGTTTTTCACCATACGTATTTTTAATGTTTCTGTATCAAAGGTGTGAAAACCACGAGTGTCACCGTAGTCATTCCAATACATCTGATACGGGTTACCAAGATAGGTAATGTTACCCTTAGAGTTCTTATGGTGGAAGTGTCCGCTCAGTACAACATCAAAGTTAGAAAAGAGGTTAGCGTCCATTCCACTGTCATAGCGGAAACCAGGGCGAGCAAGATACCCGTTGAGCTCGAGATGCCCCATTGCAACTCTTGAGGAGGAATCACGAACTTTCGTAAGGGACAGGTCATAATTGTCAGAGCAAATCCAAGGAACAAAAAGAATACTTGTTCCACCGATCTCAACGTCAGTGGGTTCTTTGTATACAATCACATTGTCATACTCGTTGAGCAACAGCTCCATCGAATTGACTTTGTTGGTGTTCTTATAGTATGCAGTGTGATTGCCAACAACGGTATGGACAGTGACGCCCATATCGCGGAGAACATTATAGTAAGTCTCCTTTGCCCATTCAAGAGAAACAAAGTCGATACTCTTGCGGTTGTCAAAAGTATCACCGAGATCAAGAACGGTTGTGATTTTGTTCTTCTTCAAATAAGGGAAGAACACGTTCTCATAGAAGCGTTGATAATACTCTCGGTAGATGTAACTACCTTTATGGGAACCAAAGTGTTGGTCGGTAATTACAGCAACCTTCATCGCGACATTCTAATCTCAATGTTTTCTTTAATGGAATTGAGTCCCGAATCCGATTCGTTCATCCCTGACATACTACCATCAAACCGATCAGAATGCAACACCTCGGCATACCCACACCGCTCAATGAGCTTAGTGCGAATCTCGAGCTGCTTTTTCTCCTTCTGAATACGACGCAAGAAGGCGTAGTAAATGATCTGGGTGAAGTAAGCGAACGGATTCTTAGACTTCTCTGGATCGAAATTATCGACGTACTGCAAGCAGTTCTCGATACCATCGCAAACCATATCTTCGCGAAACATATAGTTGACGAAGTTAGGTTTATAACTTAGGTGAGTGGCAATCTTGAGAAAACACTCGGCAATGTACCGTGGAAGAAGAGGACGAGTAAGATCATTCATCTTGGCATAAGCAACCTTGTCACGAAATTCAACGATCGCGGCAAGGAATTCTTTGTTATTAACGTAATACTCTGTTTTAGCTTTTGCCATTTGTCGATAATTCGATGTGTTTATTATAGCATATAATGGTGGATCTAGGGGTAAGCTTGACAGCCCTCTAAGATATCTGTATAATAACAGTGTCGCTGTTGAGAAACACCAGAGCTTCTAAAGGGTTAACTTCTATAGAGTTTTTCAAATTTGAATCTATATTCATTGATCGTACCTATGTGACCCATATCAGCTGTTGGTTTGATCCTATTCGACATAGAGTTGCGGAATACCATAGAGATATTGTTCTCATAGAATTTCCCGATCGACTCGTTCGCTTCGGTCATCGTAATTATTCTATCAGTAGTTAGCAGAAAAAACTCATCTTGTTCCATAGCAGATTTCATCCAGAGATCCAACTTGAATCCTTTGATCATATGACTTTCGTCTTTGCTGCTTGCTTCCACAACCATCATAGGATTTTGGAGCATCAAAACATTATCTTCTTCTGACCAAGCAACCCAAGAAATGAGCTCCTCACCAGTAGTCAATTTAAGTATTCCGATAAAAGGTTCTTCTAATGGATCTAACATAGGCTAAAATTTAGAACGTACTTTGATTACTTCGTAATCGAATTTTTCTTCCATATAGATTTTGACACGTTCTTCAAAATGTTTATAAGTAAAATTCTTCCACTCCCCCCGAGAGATATCATCAGCGATATCATATAGAGTGGCAACGTGTTTGTCTTTTGATTTTCTCAGCACTCGTCCAATGGATTGTAAGTTGCGAATACGCGACTTGGACGGTGAAGCAAAAATAATATTGTGTAGCTTCTTTATGTTGATGCCAGTTGAGAATGTTCCGTAAGACGCAATGATAATTGCATCGCGTTCCGTTTCCGTAATCCTACGAACTTCTTCTCGGTCTTCTACATCAACACCCCCGTGGACAAAGAACACTTTCCTATCCGTACTATTATTTATCAACTCGTATAAAGGTTCTCCGTGACGTTCTACGTAGTTGAATAGCACAAGACTATTGCCTGATGCATCCAAGCACAGATTTTTAATAAGCTTATTACGTTTGGGATGTGTAATCAAATAATCAATCTCATCGTGGTACGTATCAAATATACTCCACTCGTGCTTAAGCAATAGACATTTTACTTTAAGCGGAGTAAGATACCCACCTTCCATTAACTCCTTAGTTTTGACTAGTTGCTCGCACGGTCCAAACAATCCTTCTAGGATCCACTGGTGTGTTTGAATACCGTCAAGTGTACCTGTAAAACCAATCCTATATTTTACATTATGACATTTAGTCATAATCTTTGTGAGAGACTTTGACTTAAACAAGTGAGCTTCGTCACCAATCACACAGTCAAACTTTTCAAACCATTTACGTGGTTCTTTGTAAATAGATTGCCAAGTTGTGATTACTACGTTAGACTCCTTATACTTATCCTGACCCGCGTAAATCTTGTGACAATGCTTGCTAGCATTCCAACCGTAATCTTCAAAGTCCTTGTACATCTGTTCTACCAAGCTTGTGGTAGGAACAATCAGCAAGACCTTGCGCTTCATAGCGACGTGGTATCTGGCAATGCCATAGACCATCAAAGACTTACCACTGGCAGTCGGGGACAGCAGCAGTTTACGATTATATTTCAGAGCTTGGTATACACCTTCGATCTGATAGATCCTAGGTTCGAGTTTAGTAATGCCTTGCATAAAAGTACGAACACCAGACAGACTAACCTCTTGGTTCATCTCGTCAGGCATACCGAAGAACTTATTATCTTCGTACGAGATGGTGTATCGCATTGTTTTACACCAATGCAACAGGTGTTCAGTTAGTCCGCCATATATTTCTCCATTGCCAGGAGAGTATAGACGGATCTTTCCGTCCCATACTTTCTTCCTGTATAGAGGCATAAATTTTGCTTCGGGAACCTCAAAAGTAAAGTACTCGGAGAGCTCTCTATGAACGTGAGGTTCCGCTGTGATGACGTTATATACTTCGTTCTTTTTCTGGAGGTTAATGTCCGCCACTTCTAAATTTCTCCCACTCAATAGCATTTTTAATTTGATATTGACGAGTAGAGATTTGTTTAAGAACCGATTCTAAAAAGAACAAGATCATTTTGTAATACTCTATCTTTGCGGTGACCTTTGCTAGGTCTTGATCCGCATTAATAAACATCTCTACTTCGTCTTTAGTAGTCAACTTGAGATCGAACGGCACGTCCTTGTATGCTGTAGCAGGTGCCTTCTTTTTATAATACAACCACTTATCTTTGTACTGAAATTTGTATGCAAACTCCTGGTCAATTAATCTTGACTTGGTGTCGCAAAAAATTTCTAGATACTTAGAGTGTAGGTAGGGTGTTTCATTACAAGCTTTAAGAAAATCTGGGTAACCATCATTTCCTTCTAGGACAGCGGAATCATTCTTCCACATCTCCTTCAATTGGTCAAGGTTCATACTTACGGGATTCTATATTCAAGAATTCATAGAAGGCGTACTTAAAAGTAACTGTGCCTACTAAGTATTCTACATCAGATGCTCCCACATTGAAAGGCAACGTAGAAAGTTGCGTGGGAAACAAACTGTCAAAATTAACAACGAAGTTAGCGTTGTAGTTATTTGTCAGCACGAAAAGCTGACCAGTACTGAACACTGCGTCATCGTCAGTGTCGGGTTCGTATGCGTTTGTAGTTTTAGTGATCCAGTTCCAGAGCGAAAGATAATTTTTTAGATCTTCGTCAATTAGGAACGAGAGTGTTAGGTCATCGAATCGGGTTCCTCCTCCAGAGGGTACCGCTAGCGGTCTGCGAGGAGTATCAAATTCTGTAACTTGAGCTGTTGTGCCAGGGATTGAAGCGCTTTGACATAAGAAATCAACACCAGGAAAGATATCAAGTTTTAGCTTGAACCCAACAGGTGAAAGATAGTTTCTATTGTCTAGTTGTTTGACGTGCCAATCGGCAGGCATAACAATTCTCTGTCACTACTACTGTATTTAGTTACTTATTCAGAACCCAGTTTTCAGCAAACTCGTCTGCTTCTACCTCCCTATCAAATATTTTTTTCTCTAAAGTTTTTTCTAGAGTCTGTGTACATAGGACTTCAAATCCATTCCTGTTGTAAGTCACTATTGCGTGACGGTCTCCTTCGGGTGAGAAGAAATTCGAGAGGGTGAGCATAGGGATATAATAAGACCCATAATAATTATACTCATAAAAAAGGACCCTGCACGGGTCCGTAAGTTACGTTAGAATTTCCCTACATATTCGTTTGCAATGCGGCGTGTCTCCTGCGCATTCAATTAAACATTCAAAGTAATCATTTAGTACCTCTACGTTTTCATCTTTGATATCTGCCAGACTGATTGTAGATGCAAAATGCTTCCATTCGTCTAGCTGACCGCGTGAAATAATGTTATGCATAAGTTACCTTTTTAGTACGTCATAATGAAGTAGGTTTCATCTCATAAGTTTAACTCGTTATCTGTAGTATTTATGTCAGGGATGCCTGATATAGATAATTATTTACATAAAAAAAGACCCCCCGTGAGGGAGGTCTGAAAGGACAGTCGGGGCAACCTGCCCCGCAACATCCTGGATCACATAAGGTTGCGAACAAGTACACGTCTGTAGTACTGGTTGCGTCCCTTGCCGTTCGTACCAAGAAGATCTTCGCCCACAGCAGAACCGTCTGCTTTGAACACGAAGGGGTTGGCGACCATACCGTAGCGGGTCTTGAAGCCAATCTTGGGTTGGAAGGATCCCTGATCCACAGCGCGGACCATCTGGAGGGGCACATATGGGCAGTAGAAGAGTCCTGCGTCATATGCACTGCTACCCTTGTAACCAGCCACGTAGTAGTGGTCGTTAGCCAGGTTTGCAGAATAAGGATCCACATACACTTTCACGCCACCGTTGAGAGTACCAACGAAGGTGTTACCAGTGTCATCGGGGAGACCGTTGGTTGACAGTGCAGGGGTGTAATCCAGCACGCCAGCCATATTCAGAGCGGAAGCAACATCAGCAGAGCAGAGGATGAAGTTGCCCTTCCCTCTACGAGTTTGCTGTGCAATAGCGTTGGCGTCACGCTCGATCTGATAGATCAGACCTTTGAACTTCTCAACACTCCAACGTCCGTTGGAATCAGTGTCAAGGTTGAAGATGCCAGCGTTAGCAACGTTGTTCTGAGCACCGACCTTTGCCTGCATATACACAGTACGGATCACTTCACGGTTGATCTCAGCCAAGATCTCAGAAGAGAGGATGTTGGCGAGTTCCGTTTCAGCATCCAGACCGTGGATTGCCTTAAGGTCTTGAGCAAGCTCAAGGGTGTACTCTGCTTTCAGAGCGCGTGATTTGGCGGTAACAGACACCTTGTCGATGCTGAATGCCATCTCGCGGAAGTCAGGTGAACCAGAGGTTCCCAGTGCTTCCAGGTAGTCACGTGAAGCGCCTTGAGCGTTCTCGTAACGCACGTCGCCAGAAGCGTACGTGGTGCTATCATTGAGGATAGCGGGGTTGTCGCCTTCAGCGTCGTTGTTAGCAGAAGCAGCTTGGTTAGAACCATCGCCACCGTTACCAGGACCAACGTAACCAGCGGTAGGATCGTAACCGCTGCCACCCTCGGCAGAGAAACCAGGGTTAGGCTCGTTGAACAATGCTTCAGCGCCACTACGATCGTTGTAGTGGGACTTCATTGCGAAGATGAGTCCAGTAGGACCGCTCATTGGTTGAACGCCACACACGTCATATGCGACGAGGTTAGGCATTGCGCGGCGCATCAAGCTGATCAGGATTGGATCGAATCCAGCCAGACCTGAGGAACCGTGAGAATTTTTAAGACCGTCAGCACCAACTGAGTTGATAGGTGCGGCTTCGTTTAGGAGAGCAGACTCGTTAAGGCAGCGCTCTTGGTTTTCGAGGAGTTGAGCAGTGACTTGACGACGGTGACCATCCTTAATAGGACTGTGATCGCCGTGGTCAAGAACAGGTGCCCACTTTTCCTGCAACTGATGGGTATCCATTTGTTTGGGAAATTTGAGTTAACGTTTTTTATAATTTAATGAATCACTTTTTGCCGAGTGCTTTCACATACGCCGCCATAGCGGGGTTAGCGAAGCTCTCAGTCAAACCTTCGACAGGTGTCTCAGTTTGCTCAGTGGCAATAGACTTGCCTTCAGAGAAGTAAGAACCTTTGATGGTGTTGAGTTTTTCTCTATATGTCTCTTCGTCCTTGAAAGAAACAGCTTCCGCGAGGGCAGCAAATTTTTCTTTCTGGGTGTCGGTGAGACCTTCACTCATTTCGGCAACAATGCCTTCACGAGAGAATTCAGAGATGCGATTAGACAGTTTCACATTCGCGTCAATTTGTTCGTTGAGGCGATCTTCCATTTCACGAAGGGAGACGTTCATTGATTCAAGAACATCTTCTTTGCCCTCAGGCACATCAATATAATGGTCATCGAAGAGGGACTTGAGTCCACCAATAAAGGACTCGGTGAGTTCCACCTTCAAACCATTGTCGATAGCAACTTGGTTCTCTTCGAGCCAACGCTCGGAAGTATACTTAAGCATACCATCGACTTCTTCTGCCAAGGAAGCACGAACTTTTTCGACTTCCTCGGCAAGCTTGGTGTTGTACTGTGCTTCCAGTTCCTCTACAATAGAACCAATCTTTGTTTTAACTGCTGCTTCAAAGATGGTTGCTGCTTTTGAGAGAAACTTCTCAGACAGTTGTTCGCCTTCTGCGAGTGCTGCAACGTCAGCACTGAGGTCAACTTCGATGTCCTCACGACGGGTGCCATAGGCAATTCCCTGATCCAGTTTTGGTTCAGAACCGTCTGGCAGATCAGTACCGTCACTACGTGTCTGACCATCTTTAGCAGCACCCAAGGTTGCATTGTCCTTGAGTTTGTTGCTATCGTCAGTAGACTTATTGTTAGTGGGGGTAGGACCACCTAGATCCTGAATTGCCTGACCAGGCACCAGGGATGGATCGAGTTTTCCAGGAGTTTGATCACCAGCTTCTGCCTTGGCATTCACTGCAGTTTTCGACTGAGTGGATGGTGCAGCGGGCTCCGAGCCAGGCACAGTGCTACTGGGAAGTTGCATTTCTGCAACCATCTCCTCAAATTTTTCGTTAATCAATTGGGACATCGGGAGTTAACCTCTAAGCTTTTTATACTGTTGTATGTCTAGATTTATTTATAAATTAAAGAGTGTTCAAGAAATCGTGAAACACTCTGAGTTTCCGCGTTTCTAATTCGCGGCGCTCACTCTCAGAAATGAACTTCTGATATTTAGCAACTTTTGACTCGTGAATGGCACCGTTATTCCAGACCCATTCTTTACCTTCCATAATTCCATTGACGAAAGCATCAGGTGCGGAAGGATCGGCAACAATGTCAGCAGCGGTTGCTAACATAAAGTCGTCTTTAACGTAAGAAGTATTCTCACGACGGTCAACGGAACCAAGACCCCTAGATGACACGCCTAGTTTTACGCCTTCATCTAAAAGATTTCTTGCAATATTGCCCATAGGCGTATTCAAGATCTTTGCTTTACCAATAAAATTATTGCCTTCTCTCTTGAGAGAAACGATGCGATGCGATACGCGATCAAGATTAATGGTGGGACCATCTGGGTGACCTAGTTCACCAACAGCACGATTAGCTTGTACGTGCTCAGTGACATACTTATTCACTTCGCGCTCAAGAACGTTCATAGGATAGACCCTATTGTTACGGTTCTTAAGTTCCGCTTGAAGGAAGACACCTTCGATGTAATGATTTTTCTTACCATTAGATTCCTCTATGATAAGATTAACCTCTTCAATCGTTTCCGTTATTAGTTTCATCTGTTGTGGGTTCAGCAGTTGCTTCTGGTTCTGCGCCGACATCACCAAAATAAGATTTGGCAATGACATCTGCATATGTGTCTAATGTCTCTGCGGATTTACCATAGAGCATTTGGTTAATCGCATCTACAGCTGCAGCGCGGTTGCCATCAGCAATAGCATCAACTGCCGCTCGTGCGGAAGCTTCGGGAGTCGTGTTTTCCATTATTAAGAGACCAGAATAATATTATTTAGCTATCTAAGTCGCTAGAACTTGCGCTTCCTAGATCAGGTTGGTTTTCGGGGAGTACTGCATCGATAGGAACAACGCTAGGAATGATACCAGCTGCTCTCTCTGCTTTGATCTGAGTTTCAATTTCTTTCCGTTCTTGATCACTCTGCTGAAGTACTTGCTTTTTGATGTACTCAGCTGAGAAGTAACGTCCCAGGTATGGTTCCATCTTGACAGCAAGATCCATACGATTGTTGTTAAGTTCCGCGTCTTTTAGTTCTTGGAAATGATTATCGAATAGGAAATCATATTGAATATGCTCACGCATATCCTCCCACTCTTCTACACTGATAACTCGCTTGAGAACAAGCTGAGTCTTCAGAAGATCATCAAATAGAACAGAAAACTTTTTGCGGAGACGACCAACAAACTTACCAAACTTAAGTTCATCACGGAGAATTTCATTGCTTCTTCCGAGACTAAATCCTTTTTCGCCATCCAATCTACTTGGTGGTAAGTTGAGTGACTTGAATAATTTCGTTCTGAAATATTCTACATCCTTGAGTTCACCAAGGTTTTGCCCGCCAGGAAGGGTGGAGATTTCGGTACCGCGCCCTCCCTCGCGGCGTGGAAGCCAGAAGTCTTCCAGCATAGACATATGCTTTTTGTCATCGCGAATCTCACCCGTGTTAGCATCATATACCAGCTTATTGCGATACCGATTCATTACATCGCGAAGGTATTGTTCTGCCTTAACTTTGGGCAGGTTACCAACATCGATGTAAAAAATTCTGCGCTCAGGTGCTCTACTCAAACGGTAGATAACCAAAGCATCTTCAATCATTCTCAACTGGTTAAGAGATTTGATTGCCTTGTGTAGGAATGAAAGACCAATCTTTTGATTGAGATCCATCAGTCCTGAATTGGTGTGAGCAATAGCATCCATCGCGATGCGGATACCTTTTTGCTCAGGTCCATTCATATTCAGGAAACCTTTTGGGTTATAGATGTAATACTCATCGTGGTTTCCAAAATCATAATCAAGAGCAGACGGTTCAGATCCACCATTAGCACGTCGTGCTGCGTTGGGATCCTTATCGTTCTTTCTGATCTCGCGCACTCTCTTGATCTTTAGGGGATCAATATAGCGAAGTTCGGTGATACCGAGTTTAGGACTATTGAGATCGATTACTTTGTGGTAGTGAAGTCTTCCATCAATATACCATCGACGAAAAATTTCGTGGGATTTACGATCAAAATCAAGCAGACGCTTGACGTTCTCGAATTCCTCACGAATTTTTGTCTTGATATTATCTCCAACTTCAAGGTTAGACAATTCGATCTGAACTGGAGTATCATCCAGATCGGAAATGATAGCTTCATTCACCACTTCATCGATAGCAGTATCGACTTCTGGGTGAAGTGCCATATCACGATAGCGGCGAATCAGCTCGTATTCATTACGAGACGATGCGCCGCCATCTAGGTCTACATATTGCCCAAAGTAACCACCAGCAATTGTGGTGATACTATCATCCTGTGATGGAGGGATCGGGGACTGACCCTTCGGTCCCTCCTTTCTCTTAATAGAGAATCCAAATAATTGAGCCATTATATTATGGAAAAATACCTAATACTAAGGTATTTATGCGATCAACTAATCTGGTTGTTGAACTCAGGGCCGTTGTCGCCAGCAGTCCAGTACTGAACTTGGAACTCAACGGTGAACTCTTCGATCTGATCATTGCTGTCATAAGCAAGATCGATCTGGGAGATCTGAGTAGGGAAACAACCCCACATCTTGTAGGTTCTGATCTTGTCGGACTCTTTACCAGAGCGACCCAACTGATGAACAATCAGGTTCTTGGTGTATCCTTCGGAACCACCACGTGGAAGGGTGAGATCAGCTACGTTATCTTCGTGTGCGTTGATGTTCTGAATCCACTCTTCAAACAACTGACGAAGTGCGAAGTCAGTATCGTTGAACAGGGTGATACTCCAGGTGTCGAAAGTTCTGTCACCAGCAACCTTCACGACGCGCCCACGGAAAGGAACGTCGATAACACCAATGTTTGATGCAGGAAGAGCAGCAGACTTGCACAAGAAAGAAGCTAGTTCTTTATCAGGAGAGGATGCTCCCAACCCAGTGGGCCAATCAAGATTGACACGGAATAGATTGGGTTTTACACCACTTTTTACTTTTGAAAGGAAGTCCTTTACGTTACTTGAGACTGGCATTGGTTTTTATACCTCTATGAATTTATTTAGAAAGAAAATTTGATTATCTACCAACAATTTCATCGAAGCTAATACCGCTACGGGTAGCAACGAAGGTGATCGTAATGAAGTTGATGGAGCGCGAAGGCTTCAGGTAGATCTCGGCAACAAATTCGTTGCGGTCGATCACATCGCCCGTGTTGTTTGTCTCATCGCAAACGACTAGGTAATCAGTGATACCACGACGTGCTTGGACTTCACGGAGGAAACCGCCAACAGCGTTAGCGAAAGAAGAACGAGTAATTTCATCGTTCAAATCAAACAGAACGTTCTTACCAAGATTCTCAACTTGTCTTTCGACAGTCAAGAACAAACGGCGAACATTGATACGGTCGAATGCGGAAGGAGTGCTGAGAGCAGTCTTATCACCATAGAGGACGGTACCGCGACCAGGGAATGTCGAGATTGGGTTGATACGTGCTTGGTACAGCTTGTCACGATCTGACTTAGCAGGGGTGTAAGCAAGCTTGATGACACCACGGAGAACACCGCGAGTGAAACCAGCAGGTGAGAACCAAGGATCCAGATCTGCACCCGTCTCAACACAGAGACCAGCAACGTCGCCGTTGCAAGGTACGTAACGATAAGTATCGTTGAAACGATCGTAGACATACTTCCAACCGCTATCAAACACAGCGTAAGAAGTAGGAGAT